AAGTTGATTTTGTTGTTATTCTTCCACTAAATCCTGAAACACAATTATCGTCATTGGCTTTGGATGAAGTGTAATATGTTATTTTAGCCATCGTTTTCTCCTTTTCATTAAGTAGTATTATTTATCTGATAAATATTTTTGGAGGCTAAAACACTATGGAAAATAAAAAAACAGAAGAACACAAAGATTTTCAAGACAAAATAAATGCGCCAGTGCAGATTAACATTGACGGCATTCACAAAGAAAAATACAAAGTGCTAATTTGCACACCAGCATACGGAGGAATGTTCCACGATGGTTATTATCGTTCTTGTTTAATGACAATGGATATTTTAAGAAAAAATAATATTCCTTTTCAATTTGCATCTATCACAAATGAAAGTTTGGTAACAAGAGCAAGGAACACATTAGTATCAATTTTTTTAAATTCAGAGTTTACTCATTTAATGTTTATTGATGCTGATATAACTTTTCATCCTGATTACATTGTAAAAATGTTGTATGACACCTTAAAAGATGATGTTGAAATTGTAACAGGTGCGTATCCAAAGAAAGGTATCAATTGGACTAGCATAATCAACGCAGTACAAGATGGCATAACTGATCCTAAAATAATAGAGGGTTATAATCAAAATTATGTGGTTAATTTTGCACACAAAGACACTAAAATAATCGATGGATTGATAGAACTTAAAGATGCTGGCACTGGTTTTATGATGATTAAAAAAACAGTTTTTGACAAATTAATCAAGGAATATGGCAAACAATGTGCATATGAAAACGATATTAAAGATTGGCCAGAAGGTCAAAATAGGAATTTTTATGCGTTTTTTGACACTTGCATAGAAGGTGAAGGAATGTTAAAAAAGATGCCTGGCAACAGAAGATATCTTTCAGAAGATTATTTCTTTTGTAGATTGTGTCAAAGCATTGGCATAAAAATTTGGTATGACCCAAGAATCAATTTGGAACACGCTGGTCATTATAATTTTAAAGGATCGTCACAAAAATTAATTTCGTTTGATTATAAGGAAAAGGAAAATGGCAAAAAGAAAATATGATAGATTGTATTCAAAAAAAGATCCTAACAGTGAAAAAACAGTAGAAATATTTGCACAAGACAAAGCCTATATTGTTGTTTGTAGAAAAAAATTAGTCAAACTTTTAAACATATGGCCACAAATGGGTTATAATTTTAAAAAACATTGTGCATTTTTTTATATGCAACAAGGTTCTGCATTTAGAGAATGTGACAAATGGAATAATTTTTTTAACACTGATGCTTTCCAAGTACTTGAAATATCACTTGAAGCAGAAGGCCAATTGGTTTCAAGACCTGTTACTTTTGAAAAAATTAATAAAACAATTATCAGACGGAAAAAATTCCAACCTGACATTCATAAAAAAATATACAAAAGATCTAATTAATTATACCAATTAACTATTGCGTATCTTGTACCCATTGTGATTGGTGCAACTGAATGTGGATATAAGAAATTACTTGGAAACAATAGTACATCACCTGTTACTGCTTGGATTTCTTTTATTATTGTTTTACCACTCATATCCCAAAATTGAAAATTACCACCCATATATTCATCATTAAGCATTATACTCATTGATACTGTTCTTGGCGACAAATTGTAATGGTCAATGTGAGTGTTGAACTTTCCATTTACATCATATCTTAAAAATTGTGAATCAACTCTTTTCATCATTGGCACAAATTTAAAAGATGTTCTGTACATATTCAAACACTCTTCCAACATATCGTCCATTAATTTGTTTTCTTTAACAATTTTCAATGAACAATCTCTGTGGTTTTTCATCACTATATCACCTGATGGTGTTGCACTTCTTGCCTGAAATAAATCTTTGTCATAGATGTCAATAAACTGTTTACACTGATCTTTTGTAAAAACTGGATAGACCTTAATATACTCTAAGACACTATAATTGCTGGTTACTTTATCTTGCATATAAATACTTATGCACTTTTATTAGTGCTCCTAAAATCTGGCATATGACACTAGGTGATGGAGGGAGACTGAAGTCACCTAGTTCTTAACAAGGAGAAACTTAAATGAACAAGAATAGAGTAGAACAAGAATACACAGAAATATTAAAAACATTAGCAGAAGAATATTTTGATAAAGAAATAAATCACGCACACGAATTATTTTCAGATGCGGCTTGGCCCACACAAGATGATCCACACTACATTAAAAAAACAACATTTGTAGTTAACGCAAGAACGGCTCATCTAAGATTATTAAAAACATTGGCCCAACACATAAGTGGTGCAGTACATCCACAAGGTGAAAACCATATGTTAGAAAAACAACAAGCAGAAAATTTAATGAAACAAGCCAAAGAAAGAATTAGTAAAAAAATAAAAGTTGCTGATGTAGTTTCAATAGATAAAAAAGCGGCAGACAATGAGTAATGTCAAATATATCATTCAAAGAGTTTGTGGATGTTCAAAACATTATAGACGGTAGAGAAACACCTGATTTACATATTAGAGTTGCTGACTGGTTAGAAAACACACAAGAACATCCAAGAAGAATATTACAAGTTTTTAGACACGCAGGCAAATCACATCTGACTTGTTTGTATATTGTCTGGCGATTATTAGTGGATCCAAATTTCCAAGTTATTTTAATTTCTGCAAAAAGGAACATAGCACTTAGAAACAGTTTGATGATTAGATCAATCATTGAAACCAATCCACTCACAAAACATTTGAAGAATGATCTATATCAATGGCAAGCACAAAACTTCACAGTTGATAGAGAAATTATTTCACTTAACCCGTCAGTTGCAATATCCAGTTTGGGATCACAGTTGTCAGGACTACACGCAGATTTAATTATTGGTGATGACTTGGAAACATCTGATAACAGTTTGACACAAGATTCAAGAGACAGGATCAAAGAGCGTGTGCAAGAATTTGGTAAGATTGCAAAAAAGATCTTACTACTTGGTACACCACACTCAAACGATAGTTTGTACGATCACTTGGTTAACAGTGGATATGAGATGGAAAAAATTCCAGTGTATGATTCTGAAACACAAGAACTTGCTTGGCCTGATCACCCTGATGGACAATTTACTTGGGACTGGTTGGAACGATCTAGGCAAGAATCCACGGAAGGTGATTTCAAAGCACAGTACCTATTAATACCTAGTAAAACATATGAGCCATTGATGGCACTTGATCAAATCACAGAGTATGATGAGGATATTGCAGTCCATCATTTACCACAACCATTTGGCGGATATTTGCCTATAGTTAAATTAGGCAACAAAGAAAATGCACCTAACATAAGAAGAATGTGCGGTGCTTGGGATCCAGCCTCGGGTATGTATGCACGAGATAGATCTGTTTTTGCTGTGACAATGCGTGATGACAAAGGCAATGTGTATGTACACGATGTTATTGTGTTGGCCGCAGTAGACAAAGAAACTAAAGACTTTACACATCAAATTCAAACCATTGTGAATGCCTGTGTGAAATATGGCATAGCAACTGTGTTTATTGAGGAAAACTTTTCTGCAAGTTTGATCAACGAAGCAAGAAGAATATGCAAAGAAATGAAAAAGAAAATAAACTTTGTAAACAAATTTAGAAACAAAAACAAACAGGTGTTTATAGCACAAACACTTGAACCTATTATTAAAATTAATAGATTGTATGTACACAAAAGAGTATCAGATCATTCATATTTTATGAGTGAGTTGGAAGAATTTCCAAACAACAAACACGATGACTGCATTGATGCTGTGAGTGAATCTATATCTCACTTGCCTGAACCAATGGTAGACATCAGTAGAATACCTGCTGTTCAAAGTGTGGTAAGCAACAACGCTCAAACACACAAGATCAGCAAACTATGATAATAAATAACAATGTGTAAGATGAAGCACAACAACTGCTTCTCTTATAGTATATATATATAGTAACGCACACGCATAAAGAGGATATAAAATGAAAATTTACAATAAAATTGTGTGGGATAAAGAAGGCAATGTAATCGAAGAGGATTCTTACGAATACGAAGGACCCATTGTAGAATTAAAAGGTTCGCCGCCATCTCCGCCCCCGCCACCACCTCCACCGCCGCCACCACCGACGATACAAAGAGAGCAAAGTCCAACAAGGACTAGAGCACTTGGTTCTATGGCTGGTAGAAAAAGAGCAAGAGGTAGAGGAGCACTTGTTGCCAAAAGAGGAACACCATTAGGTGTTGAAGGTCAAGCAAGTGGAGAAGCAAGATCATTGTTAGGTGTAATCAAATTCATCGGCAATAAACTAGGAGTTCAGTAGTATGCCATTTATGAAACCTAAAATACCACCAGCGCCTAGTCCTGAAGATATCGCAAGAATGCAGGACAAGATTGCACAAGAGAGAGAAGCAAAACGAATTCAGATCGAATCTGACATTAAAAGAAAAGAGGCATCAGCCGCTTTAAGATCAAAGATGAGAAAAAGAAAAGGTCGTGGAACTCTCGTAACAAAAAAAGGTGGTTCAACTTATGTTGGATTAACTGATGATCCGTTAGCACCACAAACATCGAGATCTTTACTTGGGCAAATAGGTGGTTAGTAAATTATGGAAAAATCTTTAATAAGAAAAATATTTCAACAAGCCAAAGCGGCTAGAGAAATACACGAAGACGAAATATCAGAAGCATATAAATTTACATTTCCAAACAGAGACATTTGGAGAGTGCAAGAAGGTGAAACTGATAGAACAAAATTGTTTGATGCGACAGCGGCAGACGGTGTTCAAAATTTAGTTTCTACAATCTTAACATTGTTGATACCACAAAACCAACAATGGGCATATGTAGATGTAAGAGATGAAATCAAACCTAAAGTAGCACCTGACATTAGAAGAATGTTGGATATGTCTAACAAGGTTGTTTTTAAAACTATCCGTGATTCAAACTTTTATGTCGCGGCTTCAGAAGCACTGACTGACTGTGTAATATCAGGAACAGGTGCAATATCAATGATTGAAAGTGATAAAGGAATTGACTTCCTTGCAATACCAACACATCAATTATATTTTTTAGAAAATCACAAAGGTCAAGTAGATACAGTTTTTAGACAACATCATTTAACTGCACAATACCTAATAGAAAAATACGGTGCTGAAACAGTTGGCAGAGAAGTTGTCACACTAGCAGAATCTAATCCACACGGCAAAGTAAAAATTTTAGAATCTTGTTTAAAAGGTCCTAGCGATGATGAAATGATGTACCGTGTTTATCTAGAAGACAAAATGGTCTTGTTAGAAGAAAAAGTTTCTCCCGCCCAAATGTTTATCGTGTTCAGATTTGGAAAAACATTGGGATCCATATGGGGAGAGTCACCTGTGAGACAGGCACTTGCACATATACGGGTAGCGAACACGGCAACCCAATTGATAATGCAACAGAGTGCGTGGGCCGGTCTTGGTGCTTGGCAAACCGATGGATCAGAATCCACTGTCAACTTCGCTAATATGAAAATTGAGCCAGGTGATGTTATTACTGTTGATTCAGAATTAAGACCAATTCCGTTTCCAGGCAACTTCAATATAACTTTCCAAACTGTAGAAGATCAAAGACAAAAAGTTAGAACAATGTTGTTCAATGATGCAATTATTCCACCACAGGAATCACAGCAAATGACAGCATTTGAAGTACAGGTTAGGCAGTCTGAATTTTTTAGGCGGATAGGCCCTTATGGATTAAGATTAGAAATTGAATTCCTAAGACCAATAATCAAAAATCTAATTACAAGATTACAGTTAAGAGGTGAACTACCAGAAATTATTAACGACAATAGAAGTTATGAGATTGTGGTCAACTCTGCTGTTAAAAAAGGTATTGGTATGTCTGAAATACAAAGAGACATCCAATTACTACAAATCGTATCGCAGTTGGGACCAGAAGCAGTTGCACAAGTTGACATACAAGCACTCGCAAGAAAGATATTGCGTGATGGTGATATGTCTCCTGAAGTGTTACTAGATCCTGATATGGTACAAGAAAAACTACAAGCGGCACAACAACAACAAATGCTGGCACAGGCGGCTGAACAATTACAATCGCAAGATCCAAGAACAAGCGTTCAACCAACAAGTCCGCAACCAAACTTAGAATAGAACCAAAATGAAAATGAAAGCGAACAATTATGCGTATAACAAATGGGAGCGATTACCAAACTCCTGAACAAAGACAACTGCTAAAAACAATGGCAGAAAGATGGGTTAACCATCAAAAACATATCCAAAACGGCAATCCTTTTTCAGAAAGATATTTGGATTATCTAATCAACCTTGAGCAAAACAGACCAGGCTTTGGTTACGCAGAAGGTATTGAAGATGATTCAGGTTATCTGCATTGTGTACTACTTGCAGAGATAACTGAAAATATGTGGGTCAACGAAGCAGATGCAAACATCATTGCAATATTATCTAATCAAAAATCAAAACAAAAGTATCTAAAAATATTATTGAAAAGATTTTTTGATTGGGCAGACAGAAGAAATTGCACAGAAATATATTGCTTCAGTTGGTCACTGAGACCTGCATATAATCGCATATTCAAACAATTGGGTTTTGAACCTGCTGGATATACATTCAAAAGGAAAAAGAAATGAAAGATCTAACAGAAATAAAACAAGCATACTTGGCCACATTCGGAACACCAAGAGGTCAATTAGTATTAAAAGATTTGGAGAGGATCATCAACAGCACCAGAGTAACTGCTGATGCACCTAATCCATACAGCGCCATTTACAAAGTGTCGCAACAAGCATTGATTCAAAGAATCAATAATATGATGGAGAAAGAAACTCCAAAAACTAAACTAGGAGGAAAATAAAATGGAAGAGAACCAAACTCAACAAGTAGAACAAGCAAATCCTGACAATATGGATGTCAATAGAGTAAGCACAGAAGAATCCAATGCAGGTTTGTTAAAAACAACTGACAGTGAAGCACCCAAGGACACGGGTGATAGACCTGCTTGGTTACCAGAAAAATTCAAGACTGGCGAAGACCTTGCAAAGTCATACAATGAACTAGAAAAGAAAATGACTGATCAACCCAAAGCACCTGAAAATTATGATTGGAAATTTGTGGAAAAAATGGACCTGCAAATTAACAATGATGATGCTACTGTTAAAGAAGCAGAAACAATGTTTAGTAAACTTAATATGACGCAGGATCAAGTGGAAGGTGTGATAGCATTGTATAAAGATCAATTGGATGTTATACAAGACGCACAACCACAGGGCGTTGATCTAGAACAACAGAATGCAATATTAAAAGAT